AACGTGGTGGATTATTTGGCTAGGGCGCTGCGTCAACGAGGCACGCAATGAGATACAAGGCGAGAAGGGATGCGAACGATGGCCTTATTGGCCGGGCGCTGTCCCTAGCCGGGTTCACCGTCCACGACTACGCCTCAAACGGCGGCGTACCAGATCGTCTCGTCGTACGGAATCTGCCCGACGGAACACCGTGGGTGTGCTGGGTAGAAATCAAGGTCGCAAACGGAAAACTACGCCCGAGCCAAGAAAAGTTCCAAGCGATATTTGAGCCACGCGGGGAGTTTTACGTTGCGCGTGACCCCGAGGCTACGGTGCGTGAGTTGATGGAACGGTATCTAGCGGCCATCAAGCCCGAGCAGTTACGGTAGGCATAAGTGCCTTTCGGACACCCTTGTAATGCACGATAGCCGGATCAGGATATTGCTTCAGGTACTCGGGCAGGCAGGCATAGTGCGACTCGGGCAAATCCTGCACCTTGACGCGCTTGCTGTACTCTCGCAAAACCTCTTGATCGCCGTACCACACGCAGAACTTATCCGGCAGGACGTTGTACATCTCGGCAAGGTCAGCCCACACACCCCAATCGGACGTAATGGTGCAGCAGCCAACGTAGGGGTAAACCTGATCCAGCGTTTTACCCTCGTACTCGCTGTAGTCTTGACCGCGCTGACGCGGGTTAAACACGGCGTCACGGTTAAATTCACGGCGCGTCATGGCTACCGGCCCCCAGCCTTTAAGCAACGCGCTAGGGCTAATCGGATGCCGCACGATCATGTCGGTATCCATGTACATAGCAGGCTCGGTCAGCCCAAGTTCCGCAAAAGCATTAGTGCGCCATTGCATCAGATACTTGCGGTTGCCCTCGGTCACAAACACCCGCGACGTTCCCGGCACAGCAGGGGTAGCCGCATCGGTAACTTGGATAATGGTCGCGTCGGGGTTGTGGGCGCGAATGGAGAACACCATTGCGGTCGGCATGGCGATGTCGTCGCCAACGTGGAAGAAAACAAACATAGGGAAACTATATGCTGAACTTAAACCGAAAACGACTATCTCGCGCTATTTGGGACACCCTTTTTGACGGCTTACCCGACTTGCCGTGGCACGTTCTACAGGACTTAGAGAAACTAGACCCTGCCCGACGTACTGGTACGACCAATGACGCCTCCCTAATCGCCTTGTGGGCGGTTGTGCGTTACTTCCGACCGCAGACCGTGGCCGAGATCGGGACATACATTGGCAAATCCACGTTCGTGTTGTCGCGTTTAGGTGCGAAAACGCATACCTGCGACATGACTCACAATTTCAAACTTCCGTTGGCTACCTACATCACCCAATATCACGGGAGTTCCACGGAAATGTTCACAAAACTTGACGCACCGATTGACTTGTTGCACTTGGATGGACGCTTGCAACCCGACGATAAAGCGCACCTTGCACGACTTTGCACGCCAAACACGATCATCACGCTAGATGACTTTGAGGGTGTAGAGAAAGGCGTGTGGAACGCTATGCAGTTTGACTTGTCCAAGCGCATCCTCGTTTACCCGCCAGAGAGGCAGTTGACAGAGCGGTACGCGCTAGGGGATGCTACGACTGCAATAATCCTGCCCACCTTGAGGCTAACGCCGCAATGAGCCACAAAGACGCCGCCGAGTTTGTTGGCGTATTGCTACACAGCAGCACCGCTACGCATTTTCTGCATTTGCAGACGGCAAGTTATGCCGCGCACAAGGCACTCGGTCACTACTACGAGAACATCGTGGACTTGGCCGACAAGTACGCCGAAGCGTATCAGGGGCATTACGGCATCATCCCCCTTGCTGACTACCCCGAGGGATTCAAGGTACAGAAAGACGCTGCTGCATACGCTAACAGCCTGCTGACGTTTGTGAAGGGCATCCGAGGCGACCTGCCGAAAGACACCGACTTACAGAACGTCATTGACGAAATCGTCGGCGAGATCAGCGCATTGGTCTACAAATTGGAGCGTTTCAAATGAGAAAGGCAGGGCTGTACGCCAACATCCTCGCTAAACAAGAGCGCATCAAAGCCGGTTCGGGCGAGCGTATGCGTAAACCGGGCGAACCCGGCGCACCGACTGCGAAAGCGTTCCGCGAAAGCGCCAAGACGGCCAAGAAAGAAAACAAATGACAGCCGCGTGGACACGCAGCGAGGGCAAGAACCCGAAGGGCGGGTTGAACGCCAAGGGGCGTGCCTCGTACAAACGCGAGACTGGCGGGACGTTAAAGCCTCCCGTTAAGTCAGGCGACAATCCCCGCCGAGCCTCTTTTCTCGCACGGATGGGCAATATGCCGGGGCCGATGGCAAAGGACGGTAAGCCCACACGCCTAGCCCTTGCACTTAAGGCATGGGGAGCCTCTAGCAAGGAGGACGCCCGCGCCAAGGCCAAAGCTATCAGCAGCAGGAATAGTGCGTAATGCAAATTGAGCAAATCGGGATCGCCACCCTGATCCCGTTCGCCAAAAACAGCCGAACTCACGACGACGCGCAAGTGGCCCAGATTGCGGCGAGTATCCGCGAGTTTGGGTTTACTAACCCGGTACTGATAGACGAAACCAACGGCATTATCGCCGGTCACGGGCGCGTCATGGCCGCCCGCAAGCTGAAGCTCGCCGAAGTGCCTTGCATACGGCTATCCCACTTGTCGGACGCCCAAAAGCGGGCCTACATCATCGCCGACAACAAACTTGCCCTCAACGCCGGTTGGGACGAGGCCATGCTAAAGCTGGAGTTGGCCGACCTAAAGGCATTGGACTTTGACCTTGACCTGACCGGCTTTAATACCGCCGAAATAGACGCTCTATTAGCCGATAAAGGCACCGAAGGGTTAACTGATCCCGACGATACGCCAGAGCCGCCCGTGGAGCCTGTCACGCGGCTAGGCGACGTGTGGGTATGTGGGCAGCACCGGGTAATGTGCGGCAGCAGCGTTGACCAAACCCAATTAGAACTTCTTTGCGCGGGCCAGCGGGTAGATATGCTGTTGACAGACCCGCCATACAACGTGGCTTATGAGGGTGGAACTGGCTTAAAAATCCAAAACGACGATATGGGCGATGCGGAATTTAGAACTTTTTTGCGCGATGCTTTTGTTTCAGCCGATACGGTGATGAAGCCGGGCGCGGTGTTTTATATCTGGCACGCGGACAAAGAAGGTTTAAATTTCCGATTGGCTTGCCGTGATGCCGGTTGGAAAGATCGGCAGCTTTTGATTTGGAAAAAAAGCTCATTGGTCATGGGCAGATGGGATTATCAAGCCAAACACGAATCGTGCCTTTATGGCTGGAAGGATGGTGCAGGGCATTTGTGGGCTTCCGACCGGAAACAAACCACAATACTTGAATTTGATAAGCCCTCCCGGAACGGCGAACATCCCACAATGAAACCCGTCGCGTTGTTTGAGTATCAAATGCTTAACAATACGAAGGGCGGCGATATTGTGCTGGACTCGTTCGGAGGTAGCGGCACAACCCTGATTGCAGCCGAAAAGAACGGACGCATAGCTCGCATCATGGAGCTAGACCCCAAATACGTTGATGTGATCGTTAAGCGCTGGGAGGACTTTACCGGCCAGAAAGCCGTGCTAGAAGCTACCGGCGAACCGTTTAAGGCCGCGGCATGAGAAACCGTCGCAAGGAGCAAACCATTAGCCAACGCACCGGCCAACCCAAACAGGGCAGTCAGGGGGAAGGTGGTGGCCGCCCCCGCTTTGAGATTGACTATGAGGCGGTCAAAAAGCTGGCGGGTATCCAATGTACGCAGGCCGAAATTGCCGCGTGGTTAGGGTGTCACGTTAATACTCTGCTCAACGATGAGAAGTTTTTAGAGATTTATAAAAGCGGCATTGAAAACGGCAAGATGTCCTTGCGCCGACACCAATGGCGGGCGCTAGAGGACGGCAATACCACGATGCTGGTATGGCTTGGGAAGCAATATCTCGGTCAGCGGGAAAAGAACGAGCTAACCGGGGCAGACGGTAAAGACTTGGTGATTACATGGCTGCCGCCTCAGTAGTTATTCCTTACGCGCCGCGAAAGGTCTTTATGCCCTTCCATGAGCGCAACAAGCGGTGGGCGTGTTTGGTAGCGCACCGCCGAGCGGGCAAGACGGTCGCCGCGGTCAACGACATTATCCGAGCGGCCATGTTCGCCAAGTCACCAAACCCGCTATACGCCTACATTGCCCCGTACCGATCACAGGCCAAGGCGGTGGCGTGGGATTATTTCAAGTATTACGCCCAACCCATCACAAAAGACGTCAACGAGTCCGAGTTAACGATTGAATTGGTGAACGGCGCAAAGGTACGGTTGTTTGGTGGCGATAACGCTGATGCCATGCGTGGATTAGGCTTTGATGGCGTTTACATGGACGAGTATGGCGACTTCAAGCCGTCCGTATTTGGAAACGTGGTAAGACCGGCCATGAGCGACAAGCAGGCATGGGGCGTGTTCGCCGGTACACCAAAGGGAAAGAACCAGTTTTGGGAGATATATGAAACTGCTACTCGTCTCCCTAGCGAGTGGTTCCTGTTGCGCTTGCCTGCCTCCAGCAGCGGGTTATTACCGGCGACTGAACTAGCAGCCGCCAAAGCGCAGTTGGCCGAGGATCAGTATCTACAGGAGTACGAGTGCAGTTTTGAGGCTGCG